AAAAATGAGCGTGCTAACTGAATGGAGCACAGAAGTAGTGGTTCAAAAAGAACCCACGCCGAAAACTAACCCTAACCCAGCGCCTAGATACGATAAATCTATCCCTGAAATAGCAGAAGTAATGGGCCTCAGCGAAAAAACTGTTAAGCGTATCTACAGCGACGCCGTACAAAAGATAAAGCGGCAATACCCAAACTTAAAGGACGAATGGTTATGAGCGATGCAATTAACCCGAAGCACTATAAGAAAGGCGACATTGAATGCATCGATGCTATGGTTTCAGCCTACGGTGAAGAAGAAGTGCGGATCTACGCAAAAATAGCTGCATTCAAATACGGGTGGCGTCGCGGCGACAAAGACTCTGAAGTACAAGAAGTAAACAAACAGATTTGGTACCAAAAGTGGTCCATTGGCATTGACCCACGGACCACGGACAACTAATCAAGAACTAGGTTTTTCTGGCCAGTTCACACTGTCTAAAGAAGAGTAGTTCGCCGGATCAGAAATAATAGCCGTTGTAATATCTCTTAAAGCTTGCCTATAACTTACATAAGCGGCTACTTGCTCTGCTGAAAGCGCTACGTCGGGCATTTGAGTCCAATCGCTTGCATACAGTCTTTGATCCCTCTCAGCTCTTATAGCGCCTAAAAATAATTCATAATTCCAATCCCAAGCTACCCCGTTCCAATACGCATACGGGTTAGGTCTTGCCGGCCTACTAATAAACTTAGAAGTAGCGATGTCGTAATAATAAAACTCGATTAACTCGTCCGGCGTAAGCTCGGTTTCATAAACCGGGACCACATAAGTAACCCCATCTTCTTGCAATCCCTCAACAGGGTTTATGCCTTGCGTAAGCTGCACTAGTTTTATCTCGCCAGTATTAGCTTCTACGTAAGCCGTGTGCGTAGGAAACACCTCAATAGTCATGATACTAACTCCCCAAGTATATTACCGTTGTAATTGTATTGATGAACCGACCCGCCACTAAGAAACGCTTGACTCGCTGAAATCCAATATAGACCAGTGCCATATGTAGGATGATTATTTGAGAAAAAGTAACCTCCTTTGTATGTTGGATTAGTAGACGGCCCAACCGCCGGGACAGATACATCCGATAACCAGTCAGATATAACGCCGTACTTAGATATGTCAGTAGTTAACGGATCGTCCGCTTGTGGGTTGCCACTTCTAGTGTAAGGCGCAAAATAACTAGTAATAGTAGCGTTAGTCGCGGTTAGGTAATACCTAGAGTCATACGCTACTTGGTTAAGCGTATTATATACCTTCAATCCGAAATCTCCGCTTGGCCCACTCAAACTTGATATTGGCTTTAAATGCACAAAATTCGCCGATACAGCAGCCATACCCGCGTTTCCAATAGGAGCAGCTGGGTTAGTCTGGCCACTAAAGTACAGCGTGCCATCCAACGCGTTAGCGTATACAGTTACATAGCTACCCGGAGAAACACTTCTATTAACGAACACTAAATCTTGACTAGAGTAATTAGGTACCGAAGGAGCCGACCCTGAATTAACGCACGTAAAATCGCGCATCTTAGTATTAGAGTCTAGCTGTATTATGGTATTTCCAGCACCAGTTTTAACTTGAATACCGTAAGCCACGTTACCCTATCCTTAGCGCAACAAAGCCAACAGAGCCAGCTGCACCACTAGTATTAGTCAGCGTAAACGACCCGTTGCCGCGATTAACGGTTAGTAAAAACGTGCTAGCTATACCGCCCGGGAAATACACTAGCGTATCGGAAGTGTTCGTAGGGGTCATACCCTCGAAATCTACTGGAGCACTTGTACCATTAGCCGGCACGGGGACAGTTCCAGAGTTAACTACGTTAATGTGCCGGGTGTCCGGGGACAGCACTACGCCTCGGTCTGCGCTATATACTTTTAAGCTGTAGTCAATATCACCGGTCCCGGGGACAGTTGTACCTCCACCACCAGAAGAACTGGATGTGGACACAGTAAAATCATCAGTAATCCCACCAATATCTAGAGTAGCAACAGAGTCAGCGCCACTAGTGTTTTGCGACGTAACTTCTACACGAATAGTGTCCCCATTCACAACCGTACCGTTTGTAGAGACGTAAGAACCGCCGTTCTTACTATATCGTGGCGAGCCAGTACCACTTACTACTACATATGTAGACGTCCCGTTACCGAGCCCCGCAACTGTTATTGTATTAGAGTAGTAAGGAGTATCAAACGAAGCGTTTTCAACTGGACCTCCCAGCTCAAAGGAGTCGGGCTCGTCATCTAATGGTATAGCACCCCTAGAAATACTTATAGTGGTTCCTGAACCGTTCAATGTGCACCACTCATACGCGGAGTCAGCGCCTGACCCGCCATAAATACTCCTAAGCCTAGCCCTAAACCTATAGTAATAAGTACTACCAGCCGGGGGAAAACCGGAACCCGTAAGGTTGTACGTAGCAGATGGGCCATCTACGAGCGAGAAAGCTAAGTCGTTACCCCCCAACGTATCGGCGCTAGTCCACACATTATCTGTACTTCTGACTAATGAGTACGCGGTGTTTACGTTACCCGAAGAAAAAGATATAGAGCCGGAACTTACGTCAGACGATACGCTCGCCGTATGCGATGTGTTTATGGTCAAATCTTGGTTATCTAAATATGGTAAAGCCAACGATTGACTCATAGAAGAGCTAGAAAGGCCAGAACTAGCATTATAGCCGCGTGCATAAAACGTGTAGGAAGTGCCGCGCCTATACTTAGTAGCAGTTTCGGGGAACGTATACCCGCTAGACTGCCAATTAACATTATCGATGCTTACTTCTATGGCTTCCCCATCGCTGCCGAACGCCTGTACTCTGCACGGAACAATAGCTTCTTGCTGATTTGGATTAGCCGCAATAGAAATATAAGTCGGAGGCGTCGGAGCTTGCGCCGGTTCGTTAACCACAATAGTTTTTCTATTTTTCCAACAGTTAGCGTCGGAGGGGGGTGACTGCCCAAAAAAGTAAATGTGGTAAGTAGCGGCAGTACTAGGGGCCGTGAAAGTAAACGTCCTAGACACGAGCCCGGTATCTGTATAGTCATTTGCAGCTGCGGTTGTGTATACGCCGCCACTAGCAGCGTCTACGTACCCTATACCACCAACTCGAGTTAATAGTATTGGCCCGACAGTTACTACTACCACGTCCCCAAATTCTACGTTACGGGGGCTAGGGTCAGCCGGATAGTCGCCGCTACCGCAGTTATTGCCCGAAAGCCCAATAGTATCGTAGTAAGTAGCCATTATTTATGCGCTAGGGGGTGGACGTCAGGTCGCCAAGAACGACCCTTAAATTACCGGAGCTGTCATACACTGATATTTTGGCAGAAGTCATCTCCATCCTCTGGCCGCTAGACGCGGACTTTATATCAAAAGTGGGGGCAACTCCGGCTATAGTAACCGCATTAGCATCTAAAGTACCGGTAGTTATTTTCCCGGCGGATAAGCTGGCAATCTTTGCGTCATCTACGGCGGCGTTGCCTATCTTAGCATTAGATATAGCGCCGTTCTTAATATACGCTTCTTTTACATATACGCCTTCCGGTACGGTTACTCCATTAAGAACACTTTCCCCAGTAGTTACAACAAAAGGTATGATTTCTTCTTGGCTAGATGAGGCTATAGCAAACCTATCCGCGCGAACAATAAACTCGGAGAAAGGCGCGCCGTTAACTGAGGTTGAAGCTAGGCCGAACCCAGTGACATAGTTATTAGTGTCGATCTTTACGGTGTACTGCGCACTTAAGCCATTAATACTTGTTGCTTGAGTAGAAATAGCTGTTGTGTTACCCCCAACCGTTGTGCTCAGGGTCGTAACCGCCGACGCTGCCGCAGTCGCGATGGCGTTTGTAGCTGATAGGCCACTTGTTTCGTTAGTAACTGTGGTTGTAAGCGCACCTACTGCACTAGCCGTAGCTGATAAACCAGTTGTTTCGTTGTCAACTGTTGTTTCTAAAGCTGATACCCTAGCCGCTGTAGCTGATAGGCCATTTGTTTCGTCAGTAACTGTGGTTTCAAGCGCCTCTACTGCATCAGCTGTAGCTGATAGGCCAGTTGTTTCGTTGTCAACTGTTGTTTCTAAAGCTGATACCCTAGTCGCTGTAGCCTCTAGACCAGTCACTTCGTCAGTAACTGTGGTTGTAAGCCCTTCTACCGCACTAGCCGTAGCCGCTAGACCATTTGTTTCGTCATCAACTGTTGTTTCTAAAGCTAATACTCTACCCACTGTGGCTGATAGGCCACTTGTTTCGTCAGTAATTGTGGTTGTAAGTCCTTCTACCGCACCAGCTGTAGCTGATAAACCAGTTGTCTCATTATTAACTGTTGTTTCTAAAGCTGATACCCTACTCGCTGTAGCTGATAGGCCAGTGTCGGTGTGATTAACTGTAGTTTCAAGCACGTCTACCGCATCAGCTGTAGCTGATAAACCAGTTGTTTCGTCGCCAACTTCGGAACTCAAAGCGAATAATGCTTGAGCATTAGCAGAAGTGCTGGTAGCAGATATGGTATTAAGCTCTACTATAGCTGCAGAGTTTTGCCCGACGGCCGTTCCAAGGCTACTGTAATCCCCCAACAGTTGCCAGAAATTAGTGTCCGTAGGTAAGTTGTCAGTAGTTTCTGCTACCGCGCGATATAAACTTCCATCATAAATAGTAAGTTCGTCAATTAAATAAGTTCTAGTAGGGTCGTAATCAGCTACCCCGGCAAGGTCGTCTAACTGCCCTTGAAGAACACCAACAGCGGCAGTTATAGCTGAGGCTCTAGCCGTTGCTTCTGCTGCTATCTGATTTGCCACTGACCCCGCTAAGGCGGCGGGGCCATCTACTAGATCGATACGCGCGCCTAGATCTTCGAATAACTGATTTTCAGTTATTGAGTCCTCTAGAGTTTCTAGGAGAACCGCAACATCGGGAGCTGTCTCGGCAAATTTGCCATCCGGGCCAGTAAACGGCCCTTTGACATCCGACCTATTGACGTGGCGTATCCAGTAATAAGCGGACTGGCCACCACCAATGTAATCTATATGTACATTGCCAGTAGCTACGCCTACAAGCGAAGCGTCACCTAGTATATCTTCAGGGTAACGCCATATTTCAGTAGTGGCGTGCCCAAGGTAAAAAGGCACATCCCATTCTAAGATAATAACTGAGTAAGCTCCGTTGGCTTCAAAACCAGTGGGCACTGTAGGTTGATCCCCAAACTCAGGGACGTTGTTTTCAAAATCGGGAGGGGCGGCACCAGACGGGTCATACGGTGCGCCTCGTAAATACGTAGCTAACCCGCTGTCAACTAGTTCACGGAGTGTCACAGCTCTATCTATAGGATCACCTCTCCTACCAAGCCTTATCTCTACAGCCTCTGCAAGGTTAGAAAGATACTGGCGAAGCTCCGGCGATATTCCCGCAGGTACTGTAGGTAAACCCGGAACTTTAGTAGGCCTAGTGCTCATATCTGCTGAATCTCGTCTGCGCTCTGTGATAAGCATACTGCGTTCACGGGCACTACACTACTTACTTCGACCTCCCACTCTTTAGCTAATACTGCTGGTAAGCGCATAACTGGCTCCCTAAGCACGCCGTTGGCTATGTTAGGCGGAACGCTAGTCTGTTGTATGTAGCCAGAATTAGCTAATGAATAGCTTATCTCGTAATCAGCCACTAACACATTATCGGCCCATACACGCACTCTGTTTTGGTCAGTAGTTGGGTATGAGTCCGCTTCTATGTGGACCCACCCCATACTGACTGGTTTTGGGGTTACGAATTTTTTCGACTTCCAGACACAGCGTCTGTTGGTGTTCCCGCCCCTGTAAGGAATAATGTCTGCGGCTTTAATTAAATATAGTTGCCCGTTTTTAGCGTTTTTGTATCCACCGCGTACTTCTTCCGTGGTTGTAATGGTAGACAGTGCGGCCTCGCCCGCTCTAGGATCATAAACCCACCCGCCGCGCTCGTTGCTTTCCCCCTCCCAAAACGCTACATAAGTTCCTTCATGCGCAAAAGCTCTAATTGAGCTAGGGTAGAAATCAGAATTCCATTGCTTCGGGGAAATTAGCCCCTTAGTAACTACTGACCCTTCTGCACCAGTAACGGCGCAAAGCCCATCAGGGCCGGCGTACAGTAGGTAGTCACCCATGTCCACCACCGAATGCTTATTTATACACGCCTGTGCCAAATCAACTTGTATTGGACTCATAGCGCTAGGGTCTACGCCGGTTACGAAGTAAGGCTTGCCATTCGTCAGACAGACAACACCGTTTGACGTAGTTCCTATAGCGACAATACTCTCTTCAAGAGTAATTCTGTACGCTACGGGCCAAGCGTGCGGAAGATAAGGCTCACTTAAACAAAACCGCTTACCGGAAAACCCGGCAAACACGCCGTTCGCAACAGGAATCAGGCCTTGTAGCGGGCCATCTGGGTATAAAGATGTATCATCATCCGGAGGTCCAATCCAGTCACCAGATGGTAATAGTTCACCTAACTGCGAAGATGGCTGGAAATCAAGCACGCTAGACTCATTTATTGGTATCTCGCGCACAAACTGAAACTGGGTGCTATTAGAACCAGTATTTGATTTGTAAAGGCGCTTTAATGCACCAGAACCGAAGTTATAGTTACCCGAGCTGCCCGAACTAGTTAAGGAAAGACCTATACTCTGATTAGACCCTATAGTAGCTTGTACCGGCGTAGTAGGTGGGCTTGGTGGGCCTTCTTCACCGAGAGCAGTAACAAATGTGTACACATAAGATACTTCATCTGGGGTAATAGTCTCGTCGATAGTGCCATAAATTTGGGAGATAATAGGCGCGTCAGTGGGGGCTGGCACACCTAATCTGTAGGAAACGTTTGGGTAACCGCTGTTGCCGGATACAATCGAAGCGTAGGTGCCCATTTTTGGGTAATCACCGTCTCCGGTCCAATACAGGCGGGCGGTAGAGTCGTTAGGAATTGGGCCCGGCACTGCTTTTACATAGTCTTCATTCCACTCGAGCCAAACATCTGTGCCGGTAGTGTCATAAAAGAATATTGATCTACGCGCACCGGTCTGCAAAGAACCCACCTGCGTACCATCAGCTTCTAAAGGTTGTAACCGCCCGGACTCAAAATCAATGTTTTGAGCTGTTTGACCAAATTGCTCGGCTAGTAAACGGGGCGCTATTCCGGGTGCTATGCCACTAAACCGATCACGCTTGAAATAGGCCATATCTAATAGCTCCAGATTGTTGGGCTCGGCAGGTCTTTAGACCAATCGAGGTGAATGAAGCGACTGCTTCCCTTCTGATTTACGCCAATACGTTCCACGCCATGCCTGAGAGCGATTTTGAGCAACTTTAGCGCGTCGGCACGGTCAACGGCTAGGTCAACCGCCTTGCCTTCGTTGTGAGCGCCATAACTGCCGGTGTAATTGCCTTTGCGGCTTACGGCCTTCTTTGCTTCTATCGGATGCTTGCTGCAACGATACCCAGAGGTAACAGTAAGAGGCCGACCAAAATCACGCCTAATATCATTGAGCTTACTAAGAGCTTCATCATCAAATTTATACTCCCCGCAACCGCACTTACAGCGCAGCTCGTCCTCACTGAAGTAGCTCACTCGCGCCAACTCTTAATCAGTGCGTAGACCATCAAACCAGCAATGCCGATTGAGCCTAGTACGTATAGCGTTGCTACGATAGTCAGCATCATCGCTTCTGAAGCAAGGTGCTTATCTTGTCAGCGCCACGTATGCCAAAAGAGGCAAACACTGCTACGAACAATAAATACTGATACCACTCAGGAAGATTGTTTAGCTGGTTGAAAGCTAGCCCAACTCGGTATATAACATCGGAGTCATTCATTACAACTCCGTAGATAATTGCAACGATGGGAGTAGATAGCAGAATAGTAAACCACTCGTCCTTCCAAGATGTATTACTGGCCTCTGCCATCTTCTGCTCCCAGAGAGCAGTATTGCCTATGACCTCTAATTGAGCCTTATGTTTTGCTGTAGACTTCTCTCGCTGGCCTTGGAGCCAGTCAGTTATTAGTGATGCTACTGGTGCAATCAATGCAGTCCACATTATTTATCAGCCTTATCGTCAAGTTTTTCTAGGATTTTATTGAGCATATCTTTGATGTCGCGAATCTCGCGGTCATGAGCCGTACGAACAATATCGGCCTGATTCTGTAGTACGGCTAGCTGCGTGTTATGCGCTTGTTGCTGTCGATACATCATCCAAACAATAGCGGCCATTGGCGCTACTATCCATCTAAGTGCAAGCTCAAAAATATCCATGACTACAAACCTTGTTCTTTGATTAGCGCCGCAGCTCTTGCAACGTCGTTGGTGTGAGATTTCTCACAATGATCGGCCTCAAAAGGCGATGCCAACCAATCAACTAATATACGCATTTTACCCCAGAATCGATTTTGACGTAAACGCCATGAGCGACCAGAGATCGACTCGTTTGGGTTCTCGCCTAAGAAAATCGCCACATTTGCCAATTGGCTTGTGGCATCACCTACGCGTTTTAAATATCTAAAGAACGGCAGCAGCTTTGAATAGTTCATCTAATCCTTCCTCGTCAAGTCCCAGTGCAGAGCCTAATTGTATAACCCAAGGCGAGCTACGCTCAATGGACACCGCGTATTCCCACTCAATTTGAACAACCTCTTGCTGATCCGCTGGCAGTGACGCGATGATCTCGTCGATGTTAGATAGCTGGCCGCGCTTGGCTAGTTCTAGTCGCGCTTGGCGTGGAGTTACTTGAGTAAAAGAACGCCAGTTGTTTAGAAACTCTGCCTGTTCTTCTGCTGTCATATCGTGAACAGTCCAGCCAACAGTGGCTTGCATTGGGTCTTCAATCTGATTCAGCGTTATGTATTGCGTAAACAGATCAAAAGCAGGCTGATCTTCTATCACTGGAACATGGAGGGGATCAAAATCAGAGCCAGCAATATTAGGCGCTTCAGCCGTTGCCTCGCCTTCTGTAGCAATATCAACAACCTCCGGATGAGCCGCCAGCCGCTCCCAAGTCTCAACGACTGTAGAGGCAAAGCCAGAAATGATTTGAGTTAAATGTTCTTGGTCAAATTGGCGCGGATTAAAACTACGAATGAAATCCTCATGCCCTTCAGCAGAATATCTAACAAGCATATACTCTGCTTTTGGTTCTATTCTTTCTATCTTGTAAGTGTAGTTCATAATTTAAATCTCATATCTACAAACCCATTTGCCCTGAAAGCCACTGCCAGCAGTACCGGCACTTGTCCCGCCACCGCCAGAACCGTATGTGGTAGCCGAAAATCCGTTTATATAACCAGTCGCTACACCTCCAGCGCCGCCTCCTCCTGTACCACCAGCTCCGTTGTAATTTCTTCCGTTTCCTCCACCTCCAGCACCGCTGTATGACCCAGAGCCTCCGTGAAGAAGAGACGTGAACACACCGCTTCCTCCTACGCCTCCACGAAGATAGTAGCTAGTGCCACCAGCAGACCCAGCGCCGCCACCTCCTGTTCCTGCACCGAGGCTATTATAATTTATAGGCACGGGGCCGCCTGCGTTGCCTCCGGTACTTCCAGAAGATGCTGGAAAAGTGTAGTTTCCCCCGCCTCCACTACTCTGCGACCCTGTATATCTTCCTGCGCCTCTTCCGCCGCCTTTTGCAAAGTCATAAGCGGTCAAATTTGAAGAAGTATTACCTCCGCTTGTGCTTTGAGACCCACCATTGCCAACAGTAACGGAGTTTGACCCAACCCTCGGAGCTGCATTTGTGGTAGTCTCTCTAAGACAGCCGCCACCGCCGCCAGCACCATAATAATAATAATTGTTATCAAAGTTACCTGAGCCGCCACCGCCGCCGCCGCCTTGAGATGCAACTTCAATAGTGTCGCTATAGCTTCCTACAGCACTAGAATTTATTGTTAGTGTCCCGCTAGATGTGAAGATGTGATAGCGGAAGCCTCCAGAGTCAACAATTGTTCCTCCGGTAGCTGATATTGGAGCATCGGCAGACTTGCCGTAAAAATCAGCAATAGAAATTGTCCCAGAAGCAGGAACGCCCGCAGCGACACCATAGTATTCAGACAAAGAGTGAGGCGTTGTCGGCGAAAAAGAAGAAAACTCAAGCTGTATATCACTTATGCTTAGTGGTACACCAACATTAGGTAACGCCATTACTTAGCCTCCTTCAGTGCCTCGACCTCGGCTTTCAGGTCTTTTACAGCCTCGATCAAGTAGCCTACTAAGTTACCGTAAGCGACCGACAAGTACTCTTCACCCTCGTGTACAAGCTCTGGCGCAACCTTCTGCAACTCCTGAGCGATTACACCAGAGCCAGCCTCTCCGTCTTTGGTGAAGCTAACACCGCGCATTTCGTAGACCTTGGAGCCGTCTAGCGTTTCTACGTTATCCTTGAGTCGTGCATCTGAGTAGGCTGTGACGTTAGCTGTTGCAGTCAATGTTCCAGTAACCGTTGCTCCGTCGTTGGTGGTTAAAATCCTTTGCGATCCGTTGTACCTCATGTCAACGCCAGCGTTCTCGGTAAACCTCATCCACCACTCATTTTGAACATCGTCATAGATGCCATGAGCAGAGCCGTTAGACATTAACACTAGGTGACCGTTACAAGAAAATCCGTAGTAACCGCCATGAGCCGTGTTAGCAGAGATGGAGCCATAGTTACCTACGTTACGACTAATTCCGGTTACGTTAGTAGCCGTTGCAGCGTTGCCAGTTATGCTTATTCCCCAAGTGCCTGATGCGTTTCCGCCTGTGCGCGTCGGGACATTTAACGAGCTTCTAGTTCCAGCAGCATCGTTAGCTCTAATATAGCCGTCTGAAGTACCTGTATAAAAGCGATCATCACCGTTACGAGTAGAAGCGCCGTGAGTGTTATTAAAGTAAGAGGCTTGTATGTAACCGCTGCCGTGAATATGGCAAGCGGTATCTGCGTAGAACGTCCCGCCCGAATGCGCTAATATGTCATACCAAGCACTACCCGCCGTGTTTACAGTCGCCCCAGCAGCCGTGGTTGCCGTTGCAGCGTTGCCGGTACAAGACTCTGAAGAGCCTGTGATATTAGAGCTAATGGTAGCTGGCAGTCGTGCATCACTAATAGTGCCGCTAGATATATTGGTTGCGTTTAAGCTAGTAAGCCCTGAGCCGCTCCCGCTGAACGTAGTAGCGCGCAGCGTTCCGGTGCTAGGCTGTATATCAACGGCTGGGGTTGAGTATACAGAATCACCTGAGTGCCACACTACATCGTAGCGAGAGGCTTGACTGCTTTGCCCAGAATTAACGTCTACCGTATCTGCCCATGTAGCCGTTGCAGCGTTGCCGGTACAGGAT